AGTATTATAAGGGTCTCGGTACATCTACATCGGCAGAGGCTCGCGAGTATTTCAAAAAAATACAAGATCTCACGGTAAAGTTTGACGTGGATGTCATGACAGATAAATCAATCATACTCGCATTCGATAAGAAGAGGGCAGATGATAGAAAGGTGTGGCTACTCGAAAGTACAGCAAAGGATGCACGCGAGCTTGAAGTACCGTACGGTCATGTCAAACGTTTGTCTATTACGGACTTCGTACACAAGGATCTTGTCAATTTCAGTCTCGCAGATTTGAAACGATCCATCGCACACGTAGCAGACGGTCTCAAACCTTCACAGCGTAAGGTGATGTATTCATGCTTCCAAAAGAATTTACGCGATGAGATGAAGGTTGCACAGTTGGCTGCGTACGTGGCAGAAAAGAGTTCGTATCATCACGGTGAAGTATCTCTCGCTGAAACTATTGTCAAACTGGCAAACGATTACACCGGGTCAAATAATATCAACCTTCTCGAACCGTGTGGTCAGTTTGGAACTAGGCTTATGGGTGGTAAAGATGCATCTCAAACAAGGTATATCTTCACACGGTTGACAAGTGCTGCTCGAAAGATTTTCGATCCCAAAGATGACCCTATACTCAATTATTTGGATGATGATGGTCGTTCAATTGAACCTGAATTCTACATGCCTGCATTACCAATGGTTCTCGTGAACGGCACGGAAGGTATCGGCACAGGGTTTAGCTGTTACGTACCCCCATTTAACCCCAAAGATATCTCAGCTAATATACTTAATTTCATCACTGGTAAGGGAATTCAGAGAATGAAACCATGGTTTAGAGGATTTAAAGGTCGTGTGTTTTATGAAAATGAAACATGGGTCACGGAAGGGGTGTGGAACGTGATCGGTCAGACTATCAAGGTGACAGAGCTACCACCCGGGCGATGGACACAAGATTATAAGGAGCATCTCGACACGCTTACCGAAAAGAAGATTATTGGCTCGTATACAAACAACAGTACAACGGAAGATGTTGATTTCGTCATACAGAACTATTGTGGTAAAGATATCATCAAGGATCTAAAGCTACACAAAACAGTTCGAACGTCGAACATGCACTTGTTCCACCCAACGAAGGGAATTCATAAATACGAGAGTGCTGAAATGATCCTAATGGATTTCATCAAACTTCGCCACGAGTACTATATCAAGCGTAAGGCTCACCTGATTAATGTTCTTCAGATAAAGGTTGACACGTATAACCACCGGGCGAAATTCGTCACGATGGTTATCAGTGGAGCGTTAATAGTGTTCAAACGTAAGAAACGAGATCTTGAAGTAGAATTGTCGCACACGTTTCCAACAGTTGAGGGAAGTTACGACTATTTGTTAAACACCAAGACAGTAGAATATACAGAAGAACGCGTAGCAGCGTTACTCAAGGAAGTGAAACAGTTAAGAGATGAACTTCAATTGACAACATCTACAGCACCTCTTTCAATGTGGGAAAATGATATTAAAAATATATAGACAATAGATAAGTATGGGATTACAAGGTCCGGATCAAGGTGCAGTATTATCCCTGAATGCGATAGGTCAACAGGATACGTACCTATTGAAAACCGACCTCGAACATTCCCTCTTTAAATATGAAGCGAAGCAGCATTCAAACTTTACAAAATTTCATAAAAGCGTTACCATCTCTAAACCATCCTCTAGCTCCGCTACGTGGCCTTTAGGTGAAACTATCAAGGTTACATTAAACCCCCAAAATATGGGAGATTTGTTATCGAATATGTACATACACATGACAATGCCAGCCGTCGAATCCAACTCTAATGTAGCTGATCAAGTTGGTCGTCATGTTATTGAAAGTGTCTCTATGCGTGTAGATGAGATTGAGGTAGACAAATACTACGACGATTGGGGTATAATTTACGATGAAATGTATCTCGACGCATCGGAAAAGCGCACCAAACGGTATATGTTGAACAGAAATCAATCAGATAACGTCTCACACGTAAATGATAGCGAGATATCCAGGTTTAAATCAACATTGATGGTTCCCATTCCATTATTCTTTTCTCGCAAATACGAAGGCGACGAATATGATTCAAATTCCCCAAATAGACCATACTTTCCAACGTGTGCAATGCACAAACAGAAGATAGAATTTGAAATTAAATTTAGACCGAAAACGTTTTTTACAAATTCATCATACGATTTAACACTCGATACGTTTGATATTGTCACTGAAGAAATCACATTAAGTCCTCAAGAGCGTACATATTTAATGACAAATAAACAAACGTTTATCACTGATATGGTTAAGAAACACCCCACAGAAGAAACAAAACTATCTGAAAATTCAATCAAATTACAACTCATCCCGGATATACCAGTCAAGACGATGTTTTGGTTTCTGCGAAAACAAATATATGAAGATGCAGGTATACACGGAAGTCCCAGTCGCCCTGATACAGATATAACAACGCGTCAAATGTCAAATAGGTTTAACTTTTCATCCGCTACATCCTATTTAATTGGAAATTCATTTTCGTCGGCGGTTTTAGACTCAGCTAAACTCTATATAAATGGTCAAGACTTACCTAATATACCCATCGCTGATCATAATTATTTTAAATATATCGTACCCTATAACACACGATTATCTAGACCTAATAGAAATATTTACACGTATGCATTCTCGATGAATCCGATTAATGTGGAACCATCGGGAAGCTTGGACTTTAGTAAATTAAATTCAGATCGTACCTTGTTAGAAATACAGTTAAAACCCGGCTTATCGGATGTTTATAATTTACATTTATATTATGTTGGGTATCAAACGTTTGAATTTAATAACGGATTTATGTCACTTGCTTACTAAAGAGTGTATCATGATGTACACGAATGTAATCGACAATCTTATTCCTAATACACCATCGGATGAAATTCAGCTGTGCAACAGTCGTATGAATTTCATCTGGTGTCTCAGGTACCTTATACACGATTTTATCCGCGCGACAGAATGGATCGAACAGTTTTTTACTGTACCCATCTAGACTTGATTTATAAGCACAATGCACACTGAAAATTCGACCGTCGTTCGTTTCGTATGAAAGGTTATGTTTTTTAGAATAATTCGTAATAAACCATTCCAGATTGCGTAGAGATATACCCCCACTTTTGTTTAAAAGTTCAATTAGCGTAGCTCTATTTTCTGGTATGGTGTAAAAATTATTAATAGATGTTAATAGAATATCAGACTTATTCATATTAAATAATAGAAGGCAAATCTCTAAATTCATTTGCAACCACTTTTTTTTCACATGCCGGACACCCCACAACAAGTCCAGATGGAAATGGGTGCGTGTGCCGCAATAGACCCCGTGGCATGAGTATAGGGGTGCATGGCCGCCGGTCATCGACGTGTACACAGCAATATCCATCGCGAATTGCTTTATTTGTACATAGTTTACCATTTTTCCGTATCCCTAAACAACGCTTATCCGCATCTGGTGCAAGATCGCGTCGAACGGTTTTAATTGGAATTGCATACAGAGCTGACACCTTTTCTACAACTTTACTCACGTAATCGTGGTTTTCTTTTTCTAATTTCGTGATGTTAGATTTATGTTCCACTTTTAATGCATTTATTTGCTCTTTGTATTTATCGACAATGTCTCGGGTAGTACGACTATGATGTTCCTTATGACCATGTACAGCTTCCCTTAATCGCTCGTTAAAATGCTCCTTTTGCTCACGTGTATGTTCATTCGTCTGAGCCTTGATTTCTTTCTCACGTTCGGTAACCTGACGCCGAGCTTCCTTCTGAATCAAAATTTCAATCTGTTCAGTTACACTACCTAGCATATATTATCATGGGGTCTTTTTTTTAAATATATCGCTCAGTAGCATTTGATTCTTATCAGGCGTCGATGCAGTCGCTTTCGTTTTTTTAGGTGGTTTAGCTCTTAAAAGTAGCTCACCGAAAATGTCACCTTTAACATCATCAAACAATGGCTCGAGTAAGTCACACACTGGGTTCAGGAATTTATTCAGAAAGTAATAGGGGTAATCGATCGCAAGATTGTGTTCTTTCGCATATACAGGATCCTCAGATTTTTCAAAGGCACGTGCTTTAGGGTCGTCAGTTTTGACTAATATATACGGCACTCTATCACCCGACTGTGGCTCAGATCCCGGCTGACGCTCGCGCATTTTTCTCACTACTTGCACGTGTGCTTGATTGATATCAGTGATATACGCACTTAATACAGAAACACTCTCACCCTTTACCTTATACGAATCCGAAAGCCCTTGACTCAAAATCAGTTTTTCGTTTGGGACGTCACCCTCGAGTAGTTCAATCGCTCGTTTTCGGGCCAGTGCCCGTGGAGCCACGGTATCGCTACTATCTAACACGACATCGAGGAGTTCTTTACACACCTCTCTCATGAAAGGTGTGTTATCACGTCTGACAAGCTGCAACCCCTTTACATCAATATAATCCATATTCATATTCCCATCTTTACCCTTTGTCCAAAGTTTAGCAGCGTACCGCTTCTTTGAATAGAGGAAATAAGGACAATACACCTTTTCAAGTTCTAAATTATTCGGAGCCTTGAACAATTTTGTGCATTCATCAGCCGCCTTTTCACCCAGTTCCCAACTATACTCGATAGCTTCTTTACCCGTACGCCCTCCAACATCAAATTCAATCATAACACTATCCGTGTCACCGTATCGCACCTTAGATCCCGGATAATGCTTTTCAACATATGTCTTGGTATCGTCAATCATATTACGCCCTTTCATGGTCGTCGTAGATGCGATAGCTACACATGGTAAAATACCCTTCGACGCACCCGTAAAACCGTATACGGAATTCATGGAAATTTTATACGCGAGTTGTTTACCGTTGTACATCTGTTTCGTCGCACCTGTTGACTGCGCCATATCCTTCTTAGCTTGTTTGCGAAACTGTTTCAATTCTGCGAGAATACTCGGTAAAATACTCGGTACATTTTGGGCAAATGTATGCTCACCAAAACGTTCATACTCGATACCAGGTAGGTTGTCATATTTCTTGTCCCGTACAAGACTAGAATAACAGAGATTATGTGCCATCATGATAGATGGATATAGACCCTCAAAATCTAGTGCTGTAATTGGTGTATAATATGCACCAGATTGCGCCTCGAGAACAGTTGCCCCAACATAACCAGTGTTATCAACGTGGCCGTATTCGTACGCGGGTACCTTGAACCCCATTTCACGCGCCTTTTTAGTCAATTGACTGAAGACCTTGATTTGTTGCCCCCTCTCAACTAAATAACTCAACGGAACCCACGTCGCCTTGGCCATTTCCAGTAAATTCATCAGTGTTGATAATTTTGCTATCAGTTTATGAGGAAGTAACGTATCCTTGATACAATATTCGGCAACTTCACGTAACTCGACTGGATCTTCTCGAACAAAACGAGCAAACATTTCTTTTGGAGGCATGTCAATTTTTTGATCTCCTAAATAAATTTGAGAAACGTTGTTAAGTTTATACGAATCTAACTTATATTCACGTTTAACCTCGTGGAAAAGATCGAATATAAATCGACCAGGCATCGGTACGAGTTTCAGTTCATTATCTCCGAGTGCGCTAGATGATAACTTTTTACGCGTGAGTGTACATGTATAATCCCTAAGTTTACTCATTCTATAAAATGCAAGAGGGCAATTATTAACCATACCACGCTCCATAATATACTCTAAATCAAATCCGAAAATATTCCATCCGGTTATAATATCTATATCATGGTTATTGAGATATTCACTAAAACCCATCAGAAGATCGCGCTCGGACTTGTAACTCACGATGGAGCACCCTTCGATGTTCTTATCAGTCTCCTTATAACATAAACATGTCTTGTCGTACGGTTCATCTTCACCGAAACGTAAGAGTGAGATAGCTATTTGAAAACACGCGTCACCGTGCACAGAGGGACTAGGGAACTTCCCAGTGGAGCTATAACACTCGATATCAAGCGACGCTATGACAAAGGGTGCAATATCCGTCGTATCAAATGGTTTCAATTGTCGCCAATCGTTACACTGTAAATCGATTTCAGCTTTTGTATGATACGCACGGTCACATGTATTAGTCGTATCAACCCATCCAGTAGACTGAATACCCGTGCGGTGCATGAGACGCAGTACAGGATCGAGATTAGCCTCAAATATTTTTAATTTATTAGATAGTCCAGTCACGTGTTTGCGTAAACGGTTACTTATATGACGCCTTGACGTGAGATTTTGACAGTGAATTTGTAAAAAGAAACTCATCGCCCCATTTTGAAATCCTTCCATATCCTTTGCTTCCACTACATCCATGCTAACAATGTCTGGACACGTTCGTTTAACGTATTGAATGACAGAGTTTGGTGTCATAGTCCCTGGAACTTTCACAAAAAAATAAGGTATAAATTTAGTTGTTACACAGACGGATTCACCTTTAATCGTCTTACCGAAAATACGAATATTATGATCTTCACCTTCATCGCGAGCGTCCCAGGTGAGAACCTGAAATTGTACCATCCTACTTACTAAGTTATAGAGCTAAAATTTTAATATCGTTTATTAATAAATGTCTGCTGCGTTGATCGATCTCGTATCGAAGGGCGCTCAGGATGTATTCATCACCGGCGACCCCCAAGTATCCTTTTTCCACCAGAACTATAAACGTCATACCAATTTTTCCATCAAACCCGAACGTCTCGATTACGTGGGTACATTCGGATCGGGTAATGATGTCGTCATCCCGCTACGCACAAAGGGTGACCTGCTCAGTTACATCTGGATAGAAGCCACCGGTATCGGAGCTACTGACGATGTTAACACCGGTTTCTTCAAAACGACTGATACGAGTGTGACCGAATTTTCCCTTTGGATCGGTGGTCAGGAAGTCACCAAGCTTGACTCTCTTTTCATCCAGGGTGTGCACAATGTTTTGTACAAACAGGATCAGGCTAAGGCTACGTGTGCCGTGACACTCGACGAAGTTCCCGAAAACGCGGTAGGTGTATCGACCCACGCGGATCATTACATGATCCCTTTCTTCTTCAGCGAAGATTGGACAAAATCTCTCCCTCTTACAGCCCTCCAGTTCCATCAGGTGGAGTTACGCATTAAATGCCGATCGGGGACGTTTTCGCCGGGTACCACACCCAAGGTGTTTGGTACGTACGTATACCTGGATACGGAAGAGAGGGAGATGGTCGTGAACCATGAACACGAACTTCTCATCACACAGACCCAGTACCAGCCAATGTCAGCGTCTGACACGGATGTGGATCTCACGTACTTCAACCACCCCGTCAAGGCACTTCACGTTGTTTCGTCTATAGCTGACGGTTCCACGTGGTCTACAAACTGGTCGTTTGACGACTCGACACTGTATATCAACGGTACACCGTTATTTGAAAATACATCTGCGACGTATCACCATAATGTCGTCCCTGAAATGCATTGCTCGGTGCTCGCCCCTAACGTGTTGAACACTACATCTACGTTCACGTGGCCATTCTGTCTGACAATGAACAAGTCGCAACCTACGGGTTCGCTCAACTTCTCGCGCATAGACAATGCCAAGTTGGTTCTCAATGGAACCACCAACAGGCTCGGTGCCATTGTTAGAACGTACGCTGTCAACTATAACATCCTGAGAATTAAGGATGGTATGGGTGGTGTAGCGTTTGCAAATTAAATTTATCCAGAAGAACCAAAACCGCGCGTACCACGCTCGGTATCTTCAATAGTCGTGACCTCTTCAATAGGAGGCGTTTCACATTTTTCTAAAATAAGCTGGGCAATTCGGTCTCCTTGTTTAATCTCGAACTTTTCTCCTCCTTGATTAAATAATATAACCTTCAGTTCACCTGTATAATCAGGGTCGATAACACCGGCTCCGGTTTGAATTCCGTGCTTTACAGCAAGCCCTGACCGAGGTGCGATACGACCGTATACGCCGATTGGGATAGTAGCAGCGATACCTGTGTTCACAATACCACGTTCCATTGGTGGGATATACATATCAATTGTACTGTAAAGGTCATACCCGACCGAGCCGGGGGATGCGCGTGTAGGGATGATCGCATTGTTAGAGAGGCGTTTGATGAGAAGCTTCATATATACTTGATACGATGGAACTCTTTATATCGTTTACGAAAGACGTGGTGTGTCATCATCCCTAGCGCAATATACAACCAGTATCCCATTAATAAACATGGACAGTATCAATAATAGCTTCACACCGAACTGATGTCTCAAGTCTGCCCGGAACATTTCCAATTCGAGTTCATAATCTTCGTTAACCTCTCTGACATCTTCTCGAAGATTATGCAAATCAGCAATAACTTTATCGAAATTGGTATCCATTATATAATGCATGCACGAAACACTTAAGTAACTGTATCGTGGGTGTATAATTATCATGATTTGGTATTATTGCCGATCGTGTAAAATTACGTATGATGGGTTTGCGCAGTGCTGTCCCGATCTTGATCACGTGCAATTTGAAGTTGCAAGTGGTGAAGAAATGCCCGATATGGATCAGATAACTCGTAAATAGACGTGGTCGCGACACGTATACTTGTCGTACGCACCCATCTTTCGATTTGTGAATATGGTTTTCCCTTCTATTTCAAGTGTAACAAGTACATGTCGACTTTGTAATGTTTCAACCATAAAATCAATTGATTCATCTGTCATAGGGGCTAAAGGGACTTCCTGAATTTCATCGTCCTTATTTTTCTCAAAACTACCCTCTATCCCAACCCCCGACGGACCACCTATCTTTATCATCTTCATGAAACAATAACACGGAACTGGTTTTATGATAAACTTTACATGGTATTTTGATTTGTTGACTAACACCAATTCTCGGCCCATACCACACATCTTACTGATACGGGGTCCTGGTCTATATGTCGGATGTTGTTTTCGTTCATCCATACTTTTTTTTTCGAGTATCGTACTCTCGTGTAGATTTTTCATAACACTCGTCGATGTTTTCATATACATGTTAATAATATAATAATCTCAATAGTGAAATAATTTATTTTTCTATATATACTCCGTCGTATGATTCTTGAGTCAGAGTCAAACTTTTTACTAGAGTGACTCGAGTCACTTTTGATTCGAGTCACTGTCGATTCTTATTTTTAAAATAGTTTTTTTTAATGATTTACTTACATACGAGGTTGTGAAGAAGTTGAACTTCCTATAGGGTTTATACCTAATATACGTGTACCCATGTTTCTAAAAAGCGGTATACCCTTCCAGTTCTTCCTATGGTGGAGACACATCTTCCTCTTCCTCTTCTTCCTCTGGTTCGGGGGGTGTACCCAATGCTTCCCACGTCTCCTTCGACATGGGAGGGAATTTATAGTTTTTATTACTCTCACGGGATTTTGAAACCCTAGCAATTATAAACGCTACACAGATCGAAACGATTGCAGATATGAAAATAATCCTGGTAATTGTTGGCTTGCGGAGATTCATGTCTATAATAGATACACAGAAATAAATATTTACTATTTATATATGAAAGTAATCATCAAGGAAAGTCCCAATCTGAAAAAAAAGTATAGAGTTACATTCGAAAATAACAGTCATGTCGATTTCGGGGGTAAGGGGTATTCAGACTATACATTACACAAGGATCCATCGCGCATGAAACGGTATCTTGCACGTCATGGACGTATGGGTGAAACATGGACTAAAAAGGGAATTAAAACGGCTGGGTTTTGGTCTAGGTGGCTTCTGTGGAGTAAACCTTCGATGCAGGAATCTAAAAAACTTATCTCAAGGCGATATGGTATCATATTTGTTTAAAAGAACTGATCGGTCCTGTAGAGTTTGGCCGCGTAAGTAGCAGCCTTGCCGAGTACGTTCACATCCTCGTTACCGTATAACTCTTTACAGCCCAAATCATCCATACAGTCACGACCGTCGTGTGTTATAGGTATCGAGTAAATCTGCTGTCCGGGTGTGGACGTGTAGTAGTGGTACTGATCCCGTCGCCCGCGCACTTCCTTCCCATACAAGGGGAGTGTCTCGTTGTTCTCACCCAACAATACACCCATTTGCTGAACATGTCCAGGTTTATAGTCCTTTATAGAGATCG